AACGTTGGCGATGTAAGACAGACGACGCTTTTGGTTTTGCGCAATCTTCTTGTTAGCTTCAACGCCAGAGTTCCAGAGTTGAGTGTTTAGTTCGCTAACAGGGTCTTGTTCACCGAGAGTAGTTAGGGAGTTTTCGATGTACCACTTACCAGTTGGTCCTTGGAAACCGTGGCTGAAGACACGAACCCAAGGGAGTTCATCACCTTCTACACGTGGGAGGAATCGAATAGTAGCAGTGCCGTTGCCTGCTTTGTCACCTTCTAACTTCCAGAAGCGGTCATCAGCGTAACCTTTGGATTCAGTAGAAGGGTTTGCGATCTTCTCAAAAGCATTAGAAATGCTACCGAAGTCGTTTGAGCGCATTTTGCGAAGTGTTTGAATATCCATTTGTATTTTCCTTTGTATGTAATTGTATTACGGTTTATCGTTTCGTATGTGTTGAATCTGAATCTCATCCTCAACTGCAAAGTCGTCATCAAAGACGTCTTCATCGTCGAAGTCAATATCTTCTTCAACATAACTATTTAGCGTTCTCATTCCACCACTTTTACGATTATTTGAGTGTTTAGAATTTTTCCCCGAACGGCTGGAGGGTTCATCGTCGTAACGATTAGATTGCTTATGATAGGTCTTACCCATGATATTACAAAGATAGCTCTTCTTTAAAATGATTAAAAACTTTGGTGAGTTTCTCTTTATCGTACTTTACAAAACCTTTGAGTTTTTCAGCACGAAGAAGTTTATCACCTAAAACGATCTTGATCATAGGATCGTTTTCCCAAGTATTGATGAATGGTTCAATGTCATCAATTATTCTCAAAGTCTCAATAGATATTTTACCTGAAAGAAACATGGAAGTCAATACAGGTAAATCACCGTTAACAACTTTGAAAATTCCATCTGTGTTAAACTTATGCACATCACACATATTCATAACGTTGGTTAGATCATCTACAAATATCTTACTAATAGACTGTTTGCGACGTTGCCATTCCGCATATAATTCCTCAGCTTCGCTGTTTCCGTAAATCGCAGTGTCATTACTATAAGCAAAGTTGGAAACGAAGAATTGAATAATGTCTTTATCATCATTATACTTTTGCGCTAACTTTTCAAAAATATACCTGTCGTTTCTGGCATTGAATGCATCACGAGTACCTTTTACATGACCTCGTGTTTCAAATACATTATACTTCTTGGAAGTGAAGTGTAACTTTACAGCCATATAATATTTGTATGCTTTAAAACCGTCCATTCTGCGCTCTCAATACTCTACATCGTTCTTTAGCTTCAATAGGAAAGTCTGGGGAAATCTCAGATAATTCACAATTATAGACTACAACTTCATGTTTAGGTTGAGATGATATCCAGTATAGTCCAACTCCAAACCAAGTAATAGCAAAAACACCAAGTAAAATGTTAGACGTCAAGTTGCGCTTGTTTTGGGAGCATGTTCGCATCACGGAAGTCCATTTCAATCTTGTCCTTCAAGGACTTATTAATCATAGAAGCAATATCTTCTGGTTCAAGAAAATTCTCTTTACAATATTCCAAAACAGCATCCATATGGGAAATACGTTTGTCCCTTGCCTGTTTTTCAATGTGTAAAGAGAATTGGTTAGAAGTTTTAAACATCATTTATTAATCCAATATTCAAGGTGAATAATCTTACGAGAAACTTCTTCATATTCTTTAAGTTTGGATTTATATAATTGCCAAATTTTAGTATTTGGTTTTTGGTGGTCCATTTTATCACCAAACTTGTCCAAGTACATGGAGAAGAATCGGTCTAGCTTCATCTTCTCCATTCTCAAATTTGACTGTTCAACGAGTAGTTCACTTTTTGTTTTCATACTATAATTATACCCTAAAATTAATTGTAAGTCAAGCGTTATTTTCGATTTGCAGCATATACAACGCATACTGGATCAGAACCATACCCATATGCACACTTTACAGCGATTGGGTCAATACCCTTAACGATTGCAGACTCAATGTTTGATTTCATAGCTTCATCACGTTTAATGTTGTAATATGAAACGCCAAAAACAACAGTAACGACAGCAATAGTTATTGCTATAACAAAAGCAATAATTTCTGTTTTCATTTTAGTTCCTTAACATCATCACACAAACCAAGTTTCTTGGCTTCAATTGGGCTCAACCAAACGTCTTGTGGTGGAAGAAGAACTTCGCGAATCTTCTTATCTGGGAGACCAGTGCACTTCTTGTAGTGATCAATAACCTTCTTGGTAGTCAAATCGAACTCTTTAATTTGAGCGAACAGTTCGTGTTCCTTACCGATAGCACCCCAAGAATATTGGTGAGATAGAATAGATGTATTTGGAGTCAAGATACGTTGCCCCTTCTCACCAGCAATGAAGATCATCAAGCCAGCAGAAGCAATCTGGCCAAGTCCAATAGTACGAACTGGAATTGCAGAACCACGCATAACGTCAATTAGTGCAAACGCAGCATTGAGGTCACCGCCAGGAGAAGTGATAATAAGGTTCATCATCTCTGGTCTTTCTTCAGCGAAGTTAGCATCGAGAATCCACTCAGTTGCAGTCTTAACAGTACTGAGGCTAATTTCTTCCATCATTAGAAAAAACGAGTGTTTAGAATCTCCACCATCGGTGAGTTGTAGGTTTAATTTATTCATCATGATTTCAGCTTTTCCTTATAAAAAATATGACGACCAATCACGGTGGTCTTTTCAACGTTACGCCAACGTGGGTTGACATAATCGGCATGATAGTAAAGAGCGCCATTGGTGACATCCTTTAACTTTTCATAGTTCGCATAAACAAACAAGGCAACTTCCATTGATTGTTTAAATGCATCAGAATCTTTTTTTATCTTAACAGGCATACAGAACCAACTGAACTGACATGTACCTTGTGTCTTTTGTTTTACAACTTCACATATTTGTGAAGGAAAACGAGTATCATGTGTTCTGTTTAGAGTTACTAGAGCAACAGCTTGCTTACCTTTTTCTGGCTCAAAACCAGCTTCGTGGTATATATTTTCAGCCAAACAGTCAACCTGCTTTCTGGCATCTTTTGTTAGATCGCTATATGCGATATTCATTAACATATTTTGTTCCATTGCGCCACCAATACCAACCATGGTACATAACGCTAAAATAGAACTAATTAGAATTAACTTTGCTTTACGCATAATTATCTCCTTTTTAAGTTAAAGGGTGTGCGGATGCACACCCCAATCCCTATCAGGTGGACTTTTTGCTAGTCTTTGTATTATCTTGTTGTGGGATTTGTGACACGAAACCATTCAATTCAGTTGCCTTCTTGATGATTTCAGTTTCTGTAGGAAAGGCTGGCAACTCAGGGTAAACTGGTGCAGCGGATCCCGCATGTCGAGCATTTTCTACTTGAACGTTCCATTCGTTCGCGAGTCGTTCACGCTTGCCGTGATACTCTTGCTCTAACATATCTTTCGCCATTTTTAATAGTTCAAGGCGAATCTCGAACGGTGTCATATTTGACATACTAACTCCTTTGTGTGTGTTAAAACGGTTTCAGTGTGTGCCAGCAACCGTCAAGCTGGTATATTATTTAGGCATTCTCATAGCCACGAAATGAACGTCTGGGTTATTAAGGTGCATTTCATTCCAAACTCTGCGCCAATTCTTGATAAATCTTGTATCTCCAAGAGTTGTTTGTTTTATCAGTTTACCTGTGGTTGACGAAACTGTATTCTCAAAAATAGAATCGCATCCCCATAGGTGAATCTCATCACATTCAGTATTATTAATTAGATAATCTGCAGCATAATGCGCTGCATTGTGCCAGTCTTTGGGTTTGAAAACATCCAAGATTATGAACCGATCAACAATCTTGAATTCTTTAAACTTTTCAAACACCTTAGTAGATATTATAACTGGAACTTGAATTAAAGTCAAGTCATTTTTAATAATCCACGCAATCTCTTCATCGCAAATAACAGTGGCATCTACGCTGAATTCTTCGTTGGGGATATTACATCCAAGAACGATATCACCTTTTCTGTCGTAATGATCACGACTTGGACCATTACCTAATACAACGCCAATCATCAAATTTCCTAAATAGGTGTAGGTCGCGAGATTGCCGTCTCCACCCACTCTAACATAAAGGAACTATGCCAGCATGAATACTTATAAACAATTCTACGTTTATGCTTACCTTCGAACAGATGGAACTCCCTATTACATAGGGAAGGGATCTGGACCTCGAATGTATAACAAACACTCCATCAAAGTACCCACCAACAAAAACCGAATAGTTCTTGTAGAATCAAATCTATCTGAACTAGGTGCATTCGCTATAGAACGCAGACTAATCCGTTGGTACGGCAGAAAAGACAATAACACAGGAATACTTCGCAACCAAACAGATGGTGGTGAAGGAAACTCAGGTGCTATAAGAACAAAACAACACAGAGACAAAATAAGCAAGTCTATGTTTGGTAACAGCAGGGCTAAAGGACATAAACGTCCAGGAACTAAACCTGAGTTAAACAAACACAGAATCTATATGTCTTGTTTATGTTGCAAGAAACAATTCAACATTGGCAACTACACAAGACATATAAACAAAATAAGTGCTGACTGATTGGGTAATAAGGACAGTCAGCGAAACCTCAGGTCAAGTCAGCTTACGCTGCAAGAGCCCAAACATTATCGTTTGCATTTAGTTTGATTTGCTTTTAACGACTACTCCTGTCGTGCT